CTGTCCGAGGCGTCGGCGATCGTCGCCGAGTGGCCTGCGTGGAAGCGGGACATCCTCAAGGGCGTCCGCGAGACGCTGGAGAGCGTGCCGGACGACGCCCGAGGGGGTGCGGAGTGATCCACTACCAACCTGCGAACCGCTTCGAGCCGACGGCAGATGTCGCATCGCGGCGGGAAGTCGAAGCCGAGATAGCCGCCCTGCGTGCCCAACTCGCCGATGCCCACGCACGCATCGGGAGGTTGCAACGCGAGATTCTGGCTAGGCGTCAGGCGGAATACATGCTGGGATGGGGAGGCACCGACGAAGCCTCAAGGTGTGCTGCTCAAGTATGCGACGCCCACAACGACCTGAACACGGAAGGCGGCACCCCATGACCAAGTTCACCGACCCGCTACACGAGCTACGCCAGCGGTGCAAGGAAGGCAATGTCGTTGCGGCCAGGACGGCGATGGCAGCAGTCGAGTTTGCGGAGGCCCGCATCGGGAGGCTGCGGGAAATGGCGTTGGCTAGCGTCAGGCCAGCCGGGCTCATCACATCGCCCGAGAGCGTGCGATGGTTCAACGCACGGAACAAGTGCGACGCCCAGAACGACCTGACCCCGCCCACGGCGGAAGGAGCGAGCGATGCGTGAGCCGACAATCTACATCTCGACCGACGGCAGCGTGCCGTCACAGCGTTACGCGATCGACGACCCCGCCATCGTGGAAGCACTCGCCATCGCCCAGGCCGCACGCGATGCGGGCATGGTGGACGAGCACGGGCGGTTCCGGAAGATCCTCGGGACGCTGCCGATCACGGCGGATGGTGTGGTCGTTGTTCCAAGCGAAGACGCCGAGGCGTGGCATCCAGACGAGACCGGCGCGGGCTACTACGAGCGGGACACAGGGCGCTGCGAGTGGTCGATCCGTCGCGACGACGGCGGGTACGACTACAGGTGTCGCCCGATTGAAGATTGCTACTCCACCCGCTCAGCCGCCGAGGCGGCGAAGGGATCGAGTGATGCCCACTAGAGGGAAAGACGGGTATGTCGCCTGTCCCGAGTGCGGAAAGCCGATGTATGTGTCATTGACGCACAACGGGATCGGTCAAACCCTACACGGGATTCACTGCGGATGGGGGCACGACATGGGTCACACCGTCACTTACGACACCGTCGAGGAACTGATGGAAGCCGAGGAGGCGAAGGGAGCCACGGACCGGCACTACACGCCGCAGCAGGTCGAGGCGTCGGTGGACGCGATATGCGACGAGGTCCAGCGCCGTAAGGCGAAGGGAGGCGGAGATGCCCAAGGCTAAGAAGAAGCCCACGCGGAAGGCGGCACCGAAGCGGAAGGCGGCGACGAAGATGGCTGATCCGCCAGAGTCCATGTATTGCGTGCAGGACTTCAAGTACGAGGGCACTTGGACGATCTACGCCGGAGCCGATCTTGACGCGGCTATGGCGGCTATGAGAAACCCGAGCCGCACCGAACATGCACGCCTCACCACCTACATTCGACTGCGAGGCAAGCGATGAGCGTTACCGACCTGATGCTGGGCGTCGCGTGCGGCTTCGCGTTGACCTTCACGACGCTGCGGATGTTGGCGTGGAAGCGAGGCAAGCGATGAGCGAAACCCCAACACCGCCCGAGGTCGGCTCCCTGTGGGAGCATGAGAGCGGGGAGCGGAGGTTTGTGCTCGCCGTGTGGAACAGCGGGCTATCGGAAACGCCAATGGTCCGTTCTCACGCTCTCTATGAACTTGACGGAGAAATGCGTAATGCCGGTCTGGTCGAGCGGCTCGCCGTCTGGCACGCATGGGCAGCCAACGCCCGGAGGATCGCATGAGCGAATCACCTTGGGAGATCATCGCGGACTGCCTGCGGCGAGGCTGGACGCTGCACCTCAACGATCGCACGACTGAGATCACCGTCTACCCGTTGGACGGGATCAGCAAGGAGCGAGAGTACCGAGAGTACGGGCCACCGTGGGACGCATTGCGCAAGGCGTACCAGGCGGCCTTGGAGGAGAACCAATGAGCGAAGCCGACGACGAGATCAGCGAAGCGTTGTGGACGCTCGCCCGCGACCCGAAGTACGCGGAGATCGCCGACACCCTCGCCGAGGCGGCGGGGCACATCGTGAGCCTCAACGCGATCATCGATGTCGAGATGCCCGAATGGCGAAAGAACGGCTACCGATCCACTACCGCACCGCCGGAGGCACCGCATGAGTGACCGAATCAAATACTGCCTGCACCCCGGCCAGGTCCGGAGCAGCACCGACGGCCAGATTCACCGCGTCAGTGCAAGGCAACTCGCCGACCTCTACGGCGTGCCCATGTCCGCATGCACCGTGTTCCGGCTGCCGAAGGAGTGGGACGACAGCGACTACGAGTGGGAGTCGTCGCGGACAGCGGGGATGACCCACCTCCGCCCGCGAGACGACGGCAAGTACGAAAGGATCGCCCATGCCTGACACCAGAACCGAGATCAGCGTCTTCTGCGAAAGCGATCACCTCTGCTACATCTACTCGACGATGGTGCCGCCCGTCGGCTCTCTCTTCTGGTACGAGGAAACGCTGACCCCAAGCAGCAAAGCCACGAAGTACCGCGTGGTCAGGGTCGACTTCTTTTTCTTCAAGCCGACCGGGACCTACCGGGCCGAAGTCCATGTCGTGCGGGAGCCCTGCGAATGACTGACCGCCTATACGCCGTTCTCTGCCCGCTCTGCTGCGGCATGGGCGGCATGACCGTCGCCGTCACATACGACGACGGGCGGCCCGTCTTGGCGTTCGTCGCGGCGCTCATCATCGCGTTCCTCACCGGGCTATCGTGGATGATCGCAACCGCACACAACCGTCTCGTGGCCGAGCAGAACCGCCTCATCGACGAGATGTGGACCCGCATCAACAAGATGGACGAGGAGAGCACCGATGCCTGAACCCAAGATCACCGACGACTTCACGCCCCCGACCGAGCACAAGGCCGAGCAGACCGTGTTCTACGCCTTCTATCGCGGCAGCAAGGCGTCGGCGTGGTTCCTCGGCCCGAGCGGTCCAACCAAAGATGATGTCGTCAGACAGCTATCCAGCTTCAGCCCTTTCGCCGAAGCCCGCATCTTCTCGATGCGTCTCCCCGCTCCATGGAGCACCGATGCCTGACCCAACCCCAACCCTGACCGAGATCGCCGCCGAGATCCGCAAGCACGCGCCGGGGGCGATGACCCCCGGTCTGACCATCGAGGATCACTACGGAATACCAACACTACATTCCTTTGGGGTGTATCTTCATGGTGACATCGCCCGCCATGTGCTCGGGTTCGCGATGGTGATGGGCGGTGGTATCTCCCGTTTCGAAGAGCCGCACGGGTGGACCGCACAGATCGAAGAGCCTGAGAGCGTTACCGCTGAGCACTTTCTCGACTCCGACCACGGCAACGACCCGCTGCTGAGCCTGTACGCGGCTTGGCGGTGGGCGAGGGGGATTCAATGACGACGCTTGCCCGCATCGCGAAGAAAATCAAAGAACACGCGCCAGCCGCGTTGCCGGGGAGCATGATGTTCCTAAACGACCGGCTGTGCTCCCGAGTCCCGTGCCGAGAGGCCGACGGATCGTCGTCGTATGTGCTGCAACCGATCCCCGACGACATCGCCAGTCACATTCTCATCTCCGCGATGGTGATCGACGCGGAGATTGACCGACCCGGAACCAGGTGGGAGTCGTTCAACCCCGACGGCAAGAGCAAGACTTTCCCCGATGGTCGGGAACCTTCGCTGCTGTCGTGCTATGCCGCATGGAAATGGGCACGGGGGATCGAATGACGAGAGAATCGCCGATCGCCCGCTAGCGTTATCGTTCGCGTTCACACTGGAGACACAATGTCAATCGCAAGAGCCTACATCGTCGGTCGCATCACCCGTGACATCGAAAGCAAGCACGCCGGAGACTCCGTCGTCGCGAAGTTCGGACTCGCCGTCAACCGGAAGGGGAAGGACTCCAACGGACAGCCCGCCGATGTCGCGGACTTCTTCGAATGCGAGGCGTGGGGGAAGACCGCCGAGTTCATGGTGAAGTATCTCGGCAAGGGTCGGCTCGTTCTCGCCGACGGCACGCTGCGGCAGGAGTCATGGACCGACAAGGAGGGCGGCAAGCGGTCGAAGATCAAGATCGTCGCCGATCGCATCATGCCGCTCGACTCCGGCAAGAGCGACGATCCGGGCGCCGCGCCCGCCAAGCGCGAGCCCGCCGCGAAGGCACCCGCAAGGAACGATGACGATGGCGACATCCCGTTCTGACACCATACGGTTCGCGGTCCCGCTGCCGCCAAGGGCACTGCACCCCAACGAGCGGCCGCATCATTTCGCGAAGGCCCGGGCCGTCAAGAAGTTCCGGGGCTCGGTGTGGATTCGGGCTCTTGAGCACCGACCGGACGAGGCCGCCGCAAGCGTCGCCGTGCGGCTGCACTTCTACCTGCGTCGCATCGTCAAGCCAGACGACGACAACTCGATCGCGTGGTTCAAGCCAGGGTTCGACGCCCTGCAGGACGCTGGCATCGTCGGAAACGACCGCGACATCACGCACCTGAAGCCGACATTCCAGCGGGACCGCGAGAACCCGCGCGTCGAAGTCGAGATCATTGTCGGAGACCGTCCGAAAGGCTAACATCTCCGAAACTTGGCGCGTGAGTGGAGCCCCGCATGGAAGGCGAGAGCACGCGCGCCGTCGACGAGTCCGAGGAGACTCCGACCGCACTGGACATCCCGGACGAGGTCGAGAACCGGCACGAGACGAACAAGCACCTGAACATCGTGCTGAAGGCGCTCCGCGATCGCCGGATCGTCCTCCACCAGTTCCCCGCCAGCTATGTGCAGCGGTTCGTCGAGACGATCGTCGGTCGGCTCGAGAAGGCCGAGAAGCGGGGCGACGACAAGTATGTAATCGCCTACGGCAAGCTCCTTGGCGTCGTCCAGCAGGAGAACCGCAAGACGGTCGCGATGATCGACACCGCGAACCGGCTCGACGAGGGGCGGCCGACCAGCATCATCGCGAACCCGACCCCGGAACTCCTCGCGAAGATCGACCGAATCGCGTCAGGCCGGCGCGACGCCAAGCGGGTGCAGAATCTCGCCGCCCGCGAGCAGCAGGCATCGGCGCCGGCGGCCGGTCCGCTCGACGACATCGTCGCCAAGGCCACGGAGGGCAACCCCGATGCCGTGTGACCTGACGCCGCGGCAACTGGAGGTCTGCCGCCTCATCGCCGAGCACCGCACCAGGCACGGTTACAGCCCGACGCTCGAGGAGCTGGCCGGATCGCTCGGCATCAACAAGGCCAGCGTCCACGGCCGCATCCGTGCCTGTCTCGCGAAGGGAGCTCTCCTCCAGTCCCGACAGCACGCCGCCCGGTCGCTGTCGGTCGCCGACGGCGTCGCAGTCCAAGAGGGGGCCGCCTGATGGCATCGCATCGCGTATCGGGCGAGATCACGATCATGGGTCGTCGCATCCTCCGGCACTATGTCGAGCACGCGGCACGGATTCCCCTTCGCCAGACGGTCATCGCAGGGCGGCTACGGATCACGAAGGAGTCCGTCCGGCATCATGTCGTCTGGCTCGTCAACGGCGGCTATCTCGAGCCCATACCGGGCTCGCCGTGGGTCTACCGTGCGACCGCGGTCGGACGGCAGGAGATCCGGACACCCTCGCGTCGAGTCTCGGCAACGGGCCGGGCGCGACGGGTCTGCTACTGCCCTCAGTGCCGAGCGAAGATCCCCGTCGAGTGACAAGCGGCCCCGCAGTCGTCAGACCGCAGGGCCGCCAGGCACTCCATATGCGTTTCCCAAAATGGGACTGTCAAGCGGCCGCGACCGCTGCGGGGAGGTTCGCACGCCGCACGATCTTCGCGACGAGCTGGTGCGCCCAAGGCTTGCCGCTCCGGCTCGCGACACCGGCGGCGTCGAGTTCGCGGGCGATCCAGCGGACCGTGTGACCGGCACGCCAGAGGCGGCAGATTCGCTCGATCACGGATTGCTCGGCAGGGTCGGTTTCGAGAACCGGAACGGACTTCCCGCCGCGGATGCGGTGACCTGCGATACGATACCCGTACGGAACATGGCCGCCGGTCTTCTCGCCGGCGTGGCGCTTCGCACCGAGGGCTGACTTCGTCCTCGACGCGATCAGGAGGCGTTCGTACTGAGCGATCCCGTCGAGCATCGTCCGCTGGAGGAATCCGGCTGGCCCTTCCGTTTCGGTGCCCTCGCCCGCGGCCGACACGATGCGGCAACCGCGGCGTGCGAGGTCACGCTCCAAGAGGCACATCACGAGGACATCGCGTGCGAGCCGGTCACGCTTGGCGACGAGAAGCACGGAGCCCTTCGCAAGCGAGCCTAGGGACGCTGTGAGGCCGGGGCGTTCCTCGGGCGGCAGCGAGCCGCTGAGGCCCGCGTCGGTGTGCCACGCGGTCACGGTGAGGCCCTGACGGCGTGCGGCGTCTTCGATGGCTGCACGCTGGGCGTCGAGCCCGAGGCCGGATGAGGCTTGCTCGTCGGTCGAGACGCGAAGGTAGGCGGTTGCGTTCATTGGGTCTTATCCTTGCCGGTCGGCGCGGCGGGTGGGTTTCAGGCGTTCGCTTCGGTAGCCTCTGAGAAGCGTTGGGCCAACTCAAGCCGCATCGCCTCCCAGAAGATCTCGACAGGACTGGGACCGCGCTCGGCAGCCTCCTCGGCGGCCGCAAGGCGATTCTCTGCCCGTTCAAAAGCTTCGGCCGCTGCCCAATAGCGGTCGCAGGCAGCCAAGTACTCGGGGGAGTCCTTCGGAGTATCTCGGAGGAGGATTGCGGCTGCTTCGTACTTGGCGTACGCCGCGTCATAAGCGGCGCGGAGAGTGGTGAGTTTGGCTTGTGCGGTGGTCGTGGTCATGGCTTGCTCCTTGTCGGTGGGTGATGGTCAGGCGATACGAGGCTGAGCGAGGCGGGCCAGCACGGTCTCGATGCGGTGGTCGTCGCCGCCGGACTGCATCGCGACGGAGTAGGTCTCGCGGCAGTAGAGCGACGGGTGATCGCTGATGCGAAGCGTGAACTCCTCCAGCGTCTCGCCGTCCTCGGACTCGCGGGAAAGCTCGTAGTAGTCGGAGCCGCCGTGGGACGCGGAGCGGCGGATCATCGACCAGCCGTTCGCCTTTGCGGCGTTCTCGATCGCGGCCTCGGTGGCGTCGAACCAAGCGGCCTTGGCGTTGGAGGCGGCTTCGCGTGCGATCTCTTGGTCAGGCGTTTCGTTCGGCATGGCTTGCTCCTTGTCGTTGGGTGGTGGTCAGGCGGTGATCGTCAGGTACGCGTAGGTCTCGGCCAACTCGTCATCCACGGCGACCGAGTCCAGGCGCCACTTGCCCGACTCGGTCAGGAAGGCGACGACGACGCGGACATCGGCATCGACGCCGGAAATCGTGAACTCAGGGCCCGAGCGGTGGGTGACCTCGACGGAGACGCCGCAGTGCTGGCGGCAAAGCTCGGCGAAGCGGTCCTGGAGGGCGTGGACCTTGGATCGGATGTCGGTTGCGGTGGTCATTGGGTGCTCCTGTTGCGGTGGGTCACGACTCGATGCCTGCACAGCCTGCCCGATCATTGAAAACCGTCACCATCCAGCGGCCTGCGCCCTTGGCGAACTCGACGCGGACACCGTTCGGGGAATGGCGGTACGCGTAGGCCGCCTTGAACGCCTCGGTTTCGCTGTTGACGAAGAAGCTAAAGCCCCAGTCCTTGCGGGTGAGACCAAGCTGCTCAATCTCTTCGATGGCGTCGGTGCGGGTGTTCTTGATGGCGATGGTCTGCATGGGTCGTCTCCTTGGGGATGGGTCAGGCGATGCGGGACTTGGCGTAGCTCAGGATCGACCGCATCTCGGCGGACTTGTAGCCCGCGATCGCGTCGTCGACCGTGCGGAAGGTTCGGCCACCCATGAAGCGGGTCAGGCTTGCCGAGGCGTTCTTGCAGCAAACCCGCACGCCACACAGGTCCGAAATCGACACGATGGCTTCGATGCGGCCGCAGGTCGCTTCGATGTAGCGGGTCGTCGCGTAGGGGTTCGAGATCGTTTCGTCGCGGGTGATGAGCGTCTGCATGGGTCGTCTCCTTGGTGTCCGTCGGCTGGACTCCACCAGTCTACCCCGCACATCGGCATTGTGCAACCCAAGCGTAAAAGATTCTTCGAGAAACTTGCAACGCTGGCGTCGCCGGTTACGCTCTCGGGCATGGACCAGTACCTGACCACAGACCAACTCGCACAAGCGCTCGGATGCACCCGCCAAACCGTCTGGCGAACCGCCAAAGCGCTCGGCATCAAGCCCGCCATGCTCATCGGACCCGCTCGGCTCTACCACGCCAAAGACCTGCCGCGGTTCAGGAACCGACCGACCGTCGGAAGGCCGCCAGCCAACGCCAAGAAGGGAGCCAAGCGATGAGCGAGGCGCCCAACGATCCCAAGGGAGCCAAGCCCCGGACGGTCATCTTCGACGATCGCGAAGAACCAAGACCTGCGGACCCGCAACTGCTCGACGCCGTCAGGCAAGCGACAGCCCAAGCGAGACTCCACCAGGCAACCGAAGACCTCCGGCTCGCTCGCCTCGCACTCGCCGCATATCCCGACCTCCCGGAAGCCCAAGCAGCCGTCCAACGGCTCGAGCGACGCGTCGCACTCCTCACCGCTCGTCAACCCGTCACCCATGACCTCACCCGAACCGGGGAACCCATACAACTCGAGGTCACCGACGACATCGTCCGGTCCGTTGAGCAGCAAGACCACACCAACCGGCAGTCCTGAGCACCACCGGCAAGCCACACTCAACCCGAACAGCCGTACCACCGTGCAGGGTCACCCCACCGCGGATCACGGCTCCACCGCAAGGCGGCACCTGCGAGCGTCGACAGGCGTAGCCGGTGCAGGGACAGCAAGGCAAGCGGAGGGGCTAACGCTGAGCGGTCGGCGTGGGTTCCCCTGGCAGTTCCCCTGCGGTGTGCGTGTTAGGGTGCAGGGTGGCAACGATCGGTCCATCGTTGACGCGTTGGCGCTAGCGCCAGTGGGGTTCCGTGTCGGTGGGGATGGTGACCCCCCCTTCGGGGATGCCGAGAATCGAGGCAGGGGGTAGGCTCTAACCCCTCTCCCCGCGCCGTGAGTTGTTTTCGATCCCGGGGTGTGCTGCGCGCACCCGAACCCCAAGTCATTGCGTCCTTTCATGCCGTCTCGCATCGGCGGGTGGTGACTTGGGCTCCCCCCACGGTATCTGACCGTGCCGCCCAGGCGGGTCGCGTAGGGCGTGTTGCCGCAATCCCGCTGGTCTGGCCTTTACTCGTTAGGGCCGTTGCATGCGACGCTTCCTGCGAAGTTGCCGTAATGGGGGCATCGTCTCGCGGGGTGCTGCGGGGTTTGCGACTCTGGATCGTTGGTTGATCCTGAGATGCCCCGGTTGTGGGTAGGGGCTCCATCCCGTGCCGGCCTCAACCGGGCTATCGCGTTTTCCGCGACCTGTGGCCGGAGCGATTCCGCCGTTGGTGCCCTTGTGGGGCGGGCCTTCGACAGTGGCGATCCGACGATGTCTGTTGCGGGCATCGTAGCGACCGTGTCGCGAGTTTCAAGGGTCCGGCTGCGGTAACGCTAATATCCCCAATTGGGGATATTATTGAAATGGCACGACAGTGAGGCCAGAGTGAGGCCGACGGGTGCCGCGTGGTGGGTGGATGGGCGTTTCCGCGGGCGTTTTCGCGTGTCTGCGGGGTGAAGTTCGGATTCCGTCGGGAAGATGTCCGCATGGCGGACCGGACGATCTTCGTCGACGGGCAGACGACGCTGCGCGATTGCTGGCGTGACAGCGGCAGCGTGGCTGGGGATAACCTGACGATTGTCGGCCGCGACATGCGTCGGGCGGTGGTGTATTCGTCGGTCGATCACCGGGTGGCGTTGGGGGGATTGACGCTCGAGGACTGCACGCTGGAGGTGGGTAGCGGATCGTGGTTCGTGGGGTTCGTGTCGCGGAAGACGGTGGTGCGGCTTCGAAGGTGCTGGGTGAGGGGTCCGGGCTCGTCGTCGAGCGTGGCGGATGTGTTCACGACCTGCAGGCTGGCGGAGGTGAGTGATTGCCGCTGGACGGGGACGCTGAACGGTCCGGTGAACGCTGACGAGGTGAGGGGGAGCGGCTTCGAGGACATCCGATCGGATGTGCTGAGCGGGTGTCGGCTGGTGGAGGGCTGCACGGTCGGCGAGGTGCCGGGCGGTGGGGGTTCGCATCCGGATGTGCACCAGGTGTTCCGGCCGGAGTGGACGGCTGGGATGGGCGAGTACCGGGTGGAGTTGCGGGGCTTGCGGGTGGGCGAGCGTCCGTGTTCGGCTCAGTACCTGCATTGGACGGTGCTCGGTTCGGCGTCGAGTCCGGGCGTGATGTCTGCGGCGGTCGAGGGCTGCGACTTTGCGGACCGCCCGGCCGGTCAGGTGTGGGCGAGCCGGATCACGGTCGGGTGTTCGGATCTCTCGTGGCGTGGGGTGCGGTTCGGGCAGCCGCTGCACCTTGGGATGCGGAGGCTTGACCGGGGCGTGTTCGTCGACTGCGAGTTCCGGAAGGGGATCTACGCGAGCGATCCGGCGACGCGTGAGCTGCTCGACCGCTGCGAGTGGCGGGGCGTGACGGTCGGCTCGATCACGGGCCCGGGCGTGTATGTGCCGCCGAACGCGAGGGTGGAGGTCGGCCAGTGACCGAAGCCGTGCACGCCGAGGAGTCGCTGTCGCCGGAAGAGTTCCTGATCGCGTGCCGCCGCGTGCCGTCGTTCTTCCAGCAGTTCGTCGGCAATGTCGAGAACGGCCAGCTACAGGAGGACCTTCAGGCGTTCTGGAGTTCGCCGGAAGGGGCGAACAGCTATGTCGAGTTGCCGCGTGGTCACTCGAAGACGGCGACGCTCGGCCTTCGGCTCGCGTGGGAGATCGGATCGAATCCGAACATCCGGATCAAGTATGTCGGCAGCAACGAGGCCGAGGCGGGCAAGACCGTCACGATGGTGAAGCGGATCATGGAGGGCGACGAGTTCCAGATGGTGTTCCCGGAGATCCGCCGGGACAAGGACAACTGGGGCAACACCGCACTGACGGTGCAGAGGCCGAACGCGAGCCTGCGCGACCCGACGATCGAGGCCGTTCCGGTGCTCGGTCGCGCCGGCGGCCGGTCGGACCTCCTCGTGTTCGACGACATCTGCGACATGCGGAACGCGATCATGCAGCCGTCCTCGCGCGAGCAGGTGAAGGACTTCGTCAAGAACAACTGGCTTCCGACCCGCGACCGGACGAACCTCGAAAACCCGCCGCGGACATGGCGAATCGGCACGCCGTACCATGTCGCGGACATCACCGCGGACTGGCGCCGGTATCACGGCGAGCGCGGCAGCCTGTTCCGTCGGCCGGTGGTCGACTTCGTCAGCCCGTGGCCCGAGCGGTGGTCGGTCGAGGCGATGCGGGAGATCCGCGAGGAGTTCGGGGCGTTCGCGTACGCGAGGGCCTACGAGCTTGTGCCGGTGTCGACGGACCAGATCGTGTTCCGTTCGTCGTGGCTCGATCAGGGCTTCTGGTGGGAGATGCCCGACCATGTCAGGTCGACGGGCACGCCGGTCGGTTCGATCGACTTCGCGTTCAACAAGAAGTCATCCGACAAGCCGAACCCGGACTACTCGGTGCTCATCGCGGGCCGGAGGTCGATGCAGGGCGACGCGTGGGTGGAGCGGATGCTCCGCGTCCGCGAGAGCTTCCCCGAGTTCAAGCGGCAGGCGGCGTCGCTGTGCATGTCGATGGGCATCCGCGATGTCTTCTGCGAGGCGAGCGGTCCGCAGCGTGGGCTCGTGCAGCAGATGCAGACGGAGTACCCGAGCATCCGCTGGCACATGGTCGAGCGGAGCGCCGACAAGATGACCCGGGCGACGGAGCAGCAGACCTTCGTCGAGCAGGGCAGGCTCCGCATGCGGTCCGACCGGGACTTGCGTGAGCCGATCGAGGAGCTTCGTCCGCTCTACGATGAGCTGTCGACATTCCCCGCGAGCGAGCACGACGATTGCGTCGACGCGGCGGTGACATTCATGTCGTCGGTCGGCCGCGGAGGCTATGGTGCCGACCACAGGCCGACGACCGTTTCGAGCGGCAAGGGCAGGCTCTGGAGGCTGAAGTATGGCTGACGCGACCATCGACACCGTGACCGACATCCTGCTGCCGCCCGGCGATCCGGCCGAGGGCATCCCGCCCGAGCATGTCGAGGCGGCGAACGCGCTGCTGCGGCAGATGCCGATCGCGATGCCGACGCAGCTTCAGCGGGCCTACTACACGACGATCTCGCGCATCCTGCGGAACCCGAGCCTCGCGAAGCGACGCGACCCGGCACTGCACCGGCAGATGCGGAACGACCCCGACATCGAGGGTCCGATCCAGAACCTGAAGACCTCGATCGTCGGCAACGACTGGCACATCGAGCTCGCCCGCGGCCGTGCGAGCGAGCGGATCGCCGACGGCGTCCGCGACCTCATCGAGGAGATCCCGCAGTTCAGCGACATGTGCGGCGCGCTGCTCGAGGCGGTGTGGTACGGGCCGAGCGCGGTGAACATCCTCTGGACCCGCAACCGTCGCGGACAGATCACCGGCGGCGGCTGGCTCCCGATCCATCCGGACACGCTGTCCGTGACGATGGACGGCGAGATCGGACTCCGCGTCGGGAACCAGTTCGTTCAGGAGCATCCGGACGCCGAGACCAAGATCGGTTTCGACTCGCGCGTGCATCCGCTGACGCCGGAAGAGCGTGCGTGCGTCATCATCCACACATTCCAGCGGCGCGGCGGCGACTTCGACTCGGTCGACGAGGCCGGTTACGCGTTCCTCGGCCGCGGGCTCCGCGATGTCTGCTGGTATGTCTGGCTCATGAAGCAGACCGGCCTGCAGAACTGGTCGACCTATCTCGAGCGGTACGCGACCGGCATCCGCAAGGGCTACTACCCCGCGGGCAACAAGGAGGCCGAGTCGGCGATGGACCAGATTCTCGCGAACCTGGTCGGCGATGTCTCGGTGAAGATCCCCCGCCAGCCGGGCCAGCCATCCGGGATGAAGGACGACTACGACATCGAGATCATGGAGGCCGCCGCAAGCAAGGCGAAGGTGTTCCTCGAGTTCATCGACTGGGCGTCGGTCAACCTGAAGGAACTCGTCATCGGCCAGTCGTCGACGACCGAGAAGGGCGGCAGCGGCATGGGGCTCGGCGTCTCGACGCAACACGCGAAGACCTTCAACCGGCATCAGCGGTATGTCGCACGCGGGCTCGAGGAGACGATCCAGCGTCAACTGATCGTCCCGCTCGTCGACATGAACTGGGGCCCACAGGAGCACTATCCGACCTTCCGCTACGCGATCGCCGATCCCGATGTCGGCGTGTTCATGGACGCGGTGAAGGGCGCGATCGACATGGGCGCCGAGGTCGCCGAGGACGATGTCATCCAGCGGCTCGGACTCGCGAAGCCGCGACCGGGCCAGCGGACGCTGAGCCTCGAAACGATCAACGCGTTCTTCGGTCCGGCCGGTGGCGGTCCGATGGGCGGTCGTGCGGTGACGGCGAACGCCGGGCACAAGGGCGCGAGCAACGGTCATCCCGTCCGCACTCCGGGCGAGCGCGACGAGTTCGACCGCGCTTCGGTCCGTGGCCTGTTCGACACGCTCGTGACGATCGACGAGGGCGATGAGTGACGCCGGGGCTCGACAGAATCGAGGCGGAGGCGATGGCACGCATCAGGTCGATGCGGGGCCGTCTCGTCGACCGCGAACCGGAGACCGAACGCAAGCTGAAGGGCTTCGTCGAGATCGCGATCGGCCTTGCGCTCATGCTCGGCATCCGCCGCGCGTGGACGCTGACCGGCGAGCGACTGCCCGTCCCGTCCGGTGACTTCCGCGAGTGGGTGCGACAGACCGCCGCGAGCGTTCCACCGATCGCCCGGCCCGCTCTGGCCGCGGCGGACGCCGCAGGTCCGCAGGCCGCACGCGTCGTCGATGTCGGCACGAGGCTCGTCAACGAGGTGATCGCGTCCGTCGCGCCGCCGGCTCGGGATGCGGTGCGCGTCGCGGTCGCGTCGGGCGTCACGGATGAGCCCGCGACGGAGTCGATCGCCCAGATCCGATCGCGGTTCGATCGTGCGGTGTCGCAGGCGATGCTCTCGGCGTTCCACGAAGGGCTTGCGGAGACCGCATCGCTTCCGGCGGTGGTCGACTCCGCGCCGCTGTGGCGAAGCGTCGCGATCCGCGACGAGGTGAACCGCGGCAATCCGAACGGCCGCTATCCGGAGCCGCACCGGCACTTCCAGTTCAGCGGTTACACCGCACCGATGCGTGAGTTTCGTCGCCGCGGACTGCTGCCCCCGTACGGGATGCACTGCCGCTGCACGCTGGTGCCCGTGACGATGGAGGAAGCCGAGCGGGACGGCCTGTTCCGCAACGGCGTTCCGGTGCCCGGCGCTCTCGCGGCGATGAACGGCGATCGCGAACTGCTGATCGACGCGGGCCTGATTCCCGATCGCGGATGGCGTCGTTCGTGAGGCCAAGGTGAGGCCATACGCGATCGGCGGGCTCTGGTCATGACCAAAGAGCGGCCGCGATGGCGTCGCGTTCTCCGCTTCGCGCGTTGGTGCGTGTGAAATCGGGGCATGAACGCCCTCAAGGGTTCTCATCGCGTTGATTTCCTCGGCGACAGGGTCGTTATCCGCGACCTCGGGCTGTTCTGTGGCTTCCACCGGAAGTTCGACCGACCGGGCTCGAAGCTGGAGAAGTTCGACGCGAAGCGGATCGACGAGATCGTCGGCGTGACCCGCGACCGGATGGCGATCGGCCAGTTCCCGCAGGTCATCGAGCGCCACACGGGCAAGGACAACGCCCGGCCGGAGTGTTGCGGTCGCGTGGTCGCGGTGCGTGCCGACCACACGGCGGACGCGAGCTATCTCCGCGGCGATGTCGAGATGTCGCGCGAGGACTTCGAGTCGCGGATCAAGAGCAATCGGTGGTGTCGCCGCTCGGCCCAAATCTGGCCCGACGGTCACTTCAGCGAGGTGTCGCTGCTGGGCAACGAGACGCCCGCGCGTCCGCTGGAGGACACCCACTTCGAGCGTGAGGGCGAGCCCCTCGAACTGGTGATGGACGGGGCGGTGCACTTCGACCTCTCGTCCGCGCCGACGGTTCCGGAACTGCTGCCCACGAAGAAGGGCAAGCGACGAAAGGACGACGACATGGACGAGGACACCGACAAGGTGGTCGCGCAGAAGGACGCCGAGATCGGCGCCCTCACCCGCCAGCGCGACGACTTCCAGAAGGCGAGCGAGAGCGCCCGCAGCGACTTCGAGAAGGCGCAGGCCGCATGGAACGCGGAGCGTGCCGACTTTCAGAAGCGGCTTGAGGCGATCGAGACCGAGGCGAAGCGTCTCGACTGCGAGAAGCTGCTTGGCGATCTCGAGCGTGACGGGTTCGCGTACGGCGGCGATGTCCGTCAGGAGATGTTCGACCGCCTGATGTCCGCGTCGGACCGGGCGAAGGAAGTCGCCTGGATTCGCAAGACGGGCCGCAAGGTTCCGCTCGGCGATTCCGGTCGCATCAACACCAGCGGCACGAAGACCGGCGGATCGCGACGCGATCTCGACGCCGAGACCGTGGCGAAGTTCCAGAAGCAGGCCGAAGGCGACGCCGCGAAGTACCGCGAGCTCGTCGAGAAGCACATCGCGGGCTGATGCCCGGAGGACACCGAAATGGGCGCATTCTCTGACACTCCCAACCTCATCGCGGGCGGCGACATCTCGCCGTGCCGCGTCGTCAAGCTGTCGACCTCGGCCGACAACACCGGACTGCAGGCGACCGCCGCGACCGAGATCGTGATCGGCGTCGCGCAGGACACGACCCGCCGCTTCGACTCGGCCCTCTGTGCGATCGCGGGCGACCCGCTTCCGCTTCAGGCCGGAGCCGAACTGCTCATCGAGGCCGGCGCGGCGATCACCCGCGGCGCGAACCTCGAAGTCGACTCCAACGGCCGGGTCATCACCGCGGCGACCTCGTCGGGCACCGCGATGTTCCCCTTCACCGCACTCGAGAGCGCGGCCGGCGCCGGCGCGAAGATCAAGTGCATCTGGAACCGTGGCTTCCGCGTGAAGCTGTCGTAATCCCTTCCCCTTCCGAAAGAAAGTGAGGCTCACATGCCCGCAGTTGGCGCAGGGATGAACACCTTCACCCCCGCATTCGATCCGGCCGCTACCGGATCGCTCCAGATCGAGTTCACTCGGTCCCCCAAGTTCTTCAAGCTGAACCGGTACACGCAGCTCATCCCCGTGACGCAGCTTGCCGGTTACTACATGCGCGTCGATCCGAACAACGCCGTTCGCATCGTGACCGAGCAGGATGGCGTCTGGCCGATCGGTCAGGACCGCCCGACGGGCGATCCGGTCGATGTCGACCTTACCCCGCAGTTCGCGTGCAAGCGGTTCAGCGACTCGTTCCATGTTCCGAACGAGACGCAGGACAGCGCGAAGTTCGATGTCGTCGCCATGCACGCCCGGATCGCAGCGACGAAGGCGATGACCCGCCGGACTCTCCGCACCTGGACGCAGCTTCAGGCGACCGGCAACTACACCTCCGGTGAGAACCTCTTCGCGAACACGAACGCACTCGTCGGCGGCGCGAAGCCGTGGAACTCCGGAGCCGACAACGCCAACATTCAGGAAGGCATTCAGGCTGCGATCCAGCGAATCCAACTGAACACCGCAGGCGTCGTCGGTCCCGAGTCGGTCGTGATGGTCGTCAACCCGAACACGGCGAAGACGATCAGCCAGCAGCCCGAGATCCGGAACTATGTCAAGAACTACCCCGCCGCGATGGAGTTCCTCAAGGGCTCCCGCGAGTTCTCGACCTGGAACCTGCCCGGCAACATGTTCGGTCTCGGCGATGTCGTCGTCGAGGACGCGGTTCGGGTCACGACCCGCCGCGGCGCTTCGACGCAGACGAAGACCTATGTCTGTCCGGACAATGTCGTGATGTTCCTCGGTCGCCCGGGCGGCCTGATCGGCGTCGAGGGCGTTCCGACCTTCTCGGCGTGCTCGATCTTCGCCTACGAGGACATGACGATCGAGACCTTCGGCGGCGGCGAGGACCAGCAGATCAACCGTCGGCTCCGCGGTGGCGTGACCGACAACAGCGATCCGCAGGTCACCGCTCCGGCGTCGGCGGTTCTCCTCCAGACCTGCTTCACCTGATTCTCTCTCCCCCTTGTGATCTCCGGCGGACGGGTCGTGCTCCTCGATCCGTCCGCCGGAGGCACGGAGGAATCATGCCGATCCCGTACGCGACCGTTACCGACCTCGCCAAGTACGCCGACTCCCGGATGCTCGCGCGTCTCGGCAGCGACACGGACGCGGATGGGACGGTGAGCGACGCGAACGCGATTCTCGCCGGCGCGTTGGAGCGTGCCAGCTACGAGGTGCGGACCTACGCGCTTCGCGGCGGGCAGTACTCGTCGGCGGATCTCGACTCGCTTCAGGCGGCCGGTGACAAGACGCTCGTGGGTCTCGTCTGCGACATCGCGGTGGCGATCCTTCTCGCCCGCCGCATGCGTGAGGTTCCCGAGGCGATGCGGATGCAGCTTGCGAGGGCGAACGACACCCTCGCGGCCCTCCGCGACGGCAAGGTGATCTTCACGGGCAGCACGGACATCGCGGGCACGAAGGCGGACGCCGCACAGGCGACGATCGGCATCGTGTCCTCGTCGCAGCGTGGCAGTCTCGGCATGGCGTCCGACCAGCCGTTCTTTCCCCCGCGAAGGACGGTGGCGTATTGAGCAGGACGCGTCAGATCGAAAGGGCGGTCCGCATCGCGAATGCGGTCCTGCCCGTGATGGTCGAGCAGTTCCGCGAGAACATCGACCGCGCCTCGGACGCGGACGGAACGCCGTTCCCGTCGCCGTGGCATGACCGTGCGGTGTTCCCGACGGGCCTGCAGTCGGACCGGTCCGGCGGCCCGCAGCTTCGCGACAGCGGGGCGATGCGCGAGTCGCTCCGGGTCGGTGAGGTCGAGGTGCTCGGCTCGTCGGTGATCGGGTTCGTGTGGGGGCAGGACTACGCGTTGCGGCAGCATCGCGGCTTCACGGAGTCCGGCGTGGTGGTGATCCCGAGGCTCGCCGACCAGCGTCGTCGGGCGAGGGAAGGCGACTTCTCGGGGATTCCGTTCGGCGACAAGGTGGTGGCTCGCGGTGGCGTCGATGTTCCGCCGCGTCCGTTCCTGACGGTCAACGCGAGCCGCATGGAGGCGGTGGTCCGCAACGCGGACAGAGGAGGCTGAGATGGCGATCGCTTGGCATTGTGCGGGCCCGACGACGGTGCAGGTGCGGCTGAACCCCGCGTCCGGCGATCTCGTCACGCTCGGCATCACGAGCAACGACGATCTCGTGGCGATGAATGTCGAGGAGCTGAACCGCAACTTCACCCGCAACGATCTCGGCGACATGACCGCCGAGAGCGTCCTGACCGGATCGGCCGCGGAGGTCTCCGCGACCTTCGAGTACTGGGACGAGGCGGTGTGGGCACAGATCCTCGGCCGCACGCGACGCGGCACGACGGACGGCAGCAACGAAGGCTTCTTCGCCGAGGTGGGCCGCCTGATGGTCGGCGACCGAGCGGCGAACTCGAGCGTATTCACGCTGAAGGTGCTGACGACCAAGGTCGGAGAGAAGAGCTACGAGATGAAGTATGTGCGGATCGTCGGGCACCGCACGCCCGAGATCGGCTCGACGATGAAGCGTCTGGTGGTCGTGTTCGAGGTGCTGCCCGATCCGGTGACGGGCCGCTTCTACACGCCGACGGTGAACACATAGGAGCGATTCGATGGAGCGACTGAGCCTGATGAGTGACCGTTACGCGGTGGAGGTCGAGGTCCGCGAGGGCGTCGCCGTCCGCGTGGACTGCTTCCAGATGATGGCCGAACTTGGCAAGCTGAACCGGTCCGAGGGCGAGGCGATCCCGGTCGCCGAGATCGTGTCGATGACCCGTGCGGCGCTCGGTGCGGGCGTTCCCGCTCTCACCGACAACGAGGCGTATTCGATCGGCCGTCGCGTCATCGCCTACATGGAGTCGCTGGGAAAAGGCTGAGGCCGTCGGCGGAGTTCGCGACCGTGTACGGGTTCCCGCCGTCGGCCTGTGAGCCCGAGGAGGCGATAGGTCTGATGATGAATCTCGGCCGGTCAATGGCTCAGAAGACGCTCGCCATGACGGCGGCCGCCGGCGCGTCGTCGGACGGCAAGCTGATCGCCAAGCTGTACGAGGACGCGGGCGGCGATCCGGCGAAGGTCGCCGCGATCCGCATCGAGGCGGCGAAGGCCGAGATCCGGCGCGAGGGAGGGGCCCGACGGTGGTAGCGACTCCCGACGACATCTATCGAACGATCGTCGCGAAGGTCGGCGCCGGCCTGTCCGCGATCGGCGTCGCTTCGAATCGCGTTTCGCTGACGGACTTCCCGCGTCTCGAGCCCGGCTCCGACTTCTTCGTGCAGGTCAGGGCATCCGGCGGTCCGTTCCGCGTCCCTCGGCAGAACTCCGGCCTCGTCCGCGAGCGGGTCGAGGTCACGACATGGGTGCGGCAGGCTCTCGATCCGAGCGTCGAGCAGTCGATCGCGTTCACGCGTGAGGGCGGCTCGGTGCTGTCGCGGGTGGATGTCTCGCGCGTCGCGTTGCAGGGCAGCTATCTCGATGCGTTGCTCGAGGTGCCGCTGCGGCTCGTGTCGGTCGGCGCTCCGGTGGTCGCACCTGGCGGCGACGGTGCGGTTCGGGTGACGGACATCTACGAGTGCGAGTACGAGTGGGGCAGCCCCTACCAGCTTCGGCTCGTGTGGTCTGCGACCGCTCCGACGACGCTGGTCGGAGCGACGGTCGCGAACCTCGATCAGTCGGTCTCGGTCGATCGAACCTCGGGTGCCGACCAGTATGTCTGGTGCCTCCAGCCGGTGACCGGCGGACCGCTGGGCTTTTGGGGCGAGGGCGGCCGCGCGCTCGACTGGTATTCGAACACGAACGAGCCTCCGAGCGGTCCGGCGTGCGGGACGGTGACGATCGGCGGCATCGTCTACCGCCGCTGGCGAAGCCCGTACCCGAGTGCGGCGCTGTCCGCTGTCTACCGCGTGAGGGAGGTCTGAGATGGCTGAGTCTCCGGTGGCTGCGGTCACGATCAATCTTCCGTCCGATGGCGAGTCGGCCGGTCCGGTGACGATGCCGGACATCCGTCCGCTTCTGAGCGGCATGGCGACCACGCTGGAGTCGATCGCGACCGGCGTGAACGGCCTTCTCGTCACGACGCGGACGATCGCCGAGCTGCTTGCCCGCATGGGCGGCCGTAACGCGGTGGTGCCTGCCGTGGCCTCCGCTCGCCGTCGTGGCGACCTGACGGACGATCTCGACCGGCTGTTCCGCGTTCCGCCTCCGCCGGTCCCGACTCGTGCTCCGCCGCGCCCGGTGCCCGTGCCGGTCGGCGTGCGGGCTTCGGGTGCTCCGCGGACGATGACCGACCGCTTCGGCCCGATGCTGAACATGCCAGCGATGCCCGGCATCGGGGGGATGCGGATTCCGCTCGGACTCGGTGCCGCCGGCGCGGTGATCGGTCCGGCGTTGGTCGGCTACGGGCTCATCAAGCTGGCGAACTCGATGGGCGATGCGTCCATGCAGCGGCTCTCGCGGTTCAGCCCGCAGGTCGCTGGCCTGCAGTCGCAGGTCGAGGTCAACCGCTGGATGAAGTCCTACGAGATCGCGAACAGCCCGATGGTCGTGACCGCCGCGAAGATGCGATCGAGCGTCGCGATGCAGTTCGATCAGGCGATGGGCCCGGTTCGGATGGCGGGAGAGATGGCCGCGTTGGGACTCGCTTCGGTCGCCGGGGCAGGGTTCATGACGAGCCCGTTCGGCTACGCCATGTGGCTACTCGGATCGCGCATGACCAGCGGGCCCGCAATGGGCGCGAACGGCGTCGCGATGAACGAACTGAACACGATGGTCGGCGACCTTCTCCGCATGCAGGAGCGTCCGATCCGGACGGGCGGCCGTGACCGTCCGACGCGCGTCCGCTGGGGTCCGAACGGCTGGGAACGGGGGATCATCCGATGAGCAGTACGGTCACCCTCACCTACGGCGGGTTCGCGAGCTTCGAGCAGGTCCGCATCGGTCGCTTCGAGCACCTGACCGACGCGACCGCCGAGAAGCCGTCGCGCGGCATCACGAAGCACATCATCGAGGGCGAGGCGATCATCGCCGCCGCGCCCGGCATTCCGCTCGAGACCCGCATCGCGACGGTGTCGAACCTGCTGTCGAAGAACGGGCTCGCGCTCCGCGTCCGGATCACCGAGCAGAACGGCGCGACGCACCACGACATCGTCGACATCGAGGGCGACGACCGCACCGGCCCGATCCCGAGCGTTCGCATCACCGAGATCATCGGCACGGGCACCGCGCTCGTGCAGTGGGCTTTCGAGTGGCACCGGACCTACGCGACCGGTGCGACGCTGTCGCTCGTCCGCGAGTTCGTCATGCAGGCCCGGTTCACGGTCGACACGATCGGCAGCACGACCCTGACGAAGACCGGCTACATCGTGCTGCAGAAGAGTTCCGGATCGGTGCTCGATCCGCCAAGCTACCCGACCCGACCCGCGACCGGCTCTGTGGCGACGGCGCCCGCCTACGGCTACTCGTCGCTGGCCGCGTCGGCCGACAAGGTGCCGGACTACCCGAAGCCGCCGAGCGGCACGCCGTCGAACGCCTTCCCCGAGGAGTACCGTCGCCTGGTCGCGGGCAACCTGCTGCCGGGCTTCCGCCGCGAGTCGCAGGAGTGGGCGACCGACGAGACGCGGACGCGGATGATCTTCACGATCGTCGACAAGGAATACGCGCGAGGCATGCCCGCACCGGTCCGGCGCGGCGATGTCAACTTCGAGTATGACCGGTCGATCCTCGGCGGCGAGAGTAGCGCGATGGGCATCAAGCGGTTCTCCGCGACCCTGGAGGGCGGACCGAACGCATCGCCCGCCGATCTCCTCGTCGTCGCGATCCGCCTGTCTCAGAACCGCATCTTCTTCTCGAAGCAGACCGTCAACGGCGTGACCTACGAGCCCGATGTCATCCGCCGGATCGTCGTCCGCGAGATCGACATGCTGAACTCGAACATCATCCAGTTCGAGGTTGAGGCAATCGGCAACTCGATCATGTCCGCCAGCTTCGGCGGCGGTGCGACCGTGCCGCAGGGCACGCCGTTCAGGAGCGGCGGGCTTCTCGTGAACATCCTGAGCACGCTGGCCCTCGCGCCGAGCGGCGGGACCGCGATCGCCTTCGAGTTCGCCCCGACGACCTACCCGGACGCCTTCGGCAACTTCGGCGTGTACCGGGTCACGCCAAGCTGGTACGACCCCGAACTGACCGAGCTTCAGAAGACATGGAACACGACCGTGGTGCTGCAGGCATCCGAAAAGGAGTCGGTGGTCTACGAGTTCCCGGTGGCGTTCTTCAACGCGGTCATCAACACCGCGGCGGACTCGCAGCGGGTGCATCTCGGCAAGGACAACTCGAAGAGCCGCAAGGACTCGTCGGTGCTCGCGTCCGGCCCGGCGAACCCCTACCTGTCGGTCCGTTCGATGGAGCGGCACGCGGTCGAGACGCACATGTGCGTGATGCCCTCGCAGGATCTCACCGCGGCGGATGTCCCGTTCCAGATCCGCAAGCCGCGGACGGTGGTCATGCAGGAGCTCGAGGCGGTCCGGATGAACGCGGCCCCGGAGCGGTCGCTGTTGCCCATGCCGGCGAACGCGGTGGTTCTCTCCGAGGACTTCCCGGTGCACGGCGGCGTCGCGGACGCGAACAACAACCGGATGATGGCCGCGATATTCTCGCGCGTGTTCACGATCGCCGATCCGGGCGGCGCGGACGCGAACACCTACTTCAACAAGGCGAGCGGAAGCAACACCTACCGCCAGTCGTGGCCGGGCCGTTCGACGGTCCTCGCAAATGTCGGCACGATGAAGCTGCCGTACCTTCCGACCCGTGACCTCGACGCGTTCGGCAATCCGAACACGGTCGGCGACGAGAAGTTCGAGACCACGCTCGGCGAACCCGCGGGGTATGTCGCGACATGAGCTTCATCACGATCAAGATCCGCGGCAAGGCGAGCGGCGAGGGTCCGGCGGACGCCTTCGCCCGCTGCCTGTCACGCACGGAGGAGACCGACGAGCTGATGCAGGCCCAGGGGCTCGACCCGACGGTGGTGAACCGGATGGTCTGGCCGGTGTTCGGCGCGAGCCGGTTCGCGACCTGCACGCTCCTGATGCACTCCGACGATGTCGATACCCTCGCGGCGATCGCCTACAACGGCGATGTCTCGCTTGGCCCGAAGCTGTATGTCGACCTCCTCTATGGTCCGCTGACATTCCCGCAGATGGTGTTCGGCCGTGCGATCCCGCTGGTCGCGACGGACGCGAGCAAGGCCCTTTTTCTCGTCGAGCTTCACTGTCGCCGGTGGCTCTGGCGTCAGGTGCGGGCACGCGGAGCGACGGCCGTCGACGCGATCGACCGCGGGCACGGCTACAACATCCGCAGCACCTCGCGCGGCCGGTATGTCTCGCGGACGCTGAACTCGGGAACGCCGTGGACGCCGAAGCAGATCGTTGAGCGGGTTCTCGCCGGTGACGCGTCGAACGGGCTTCCGGCGCTGCAGCTATCGACCGACAACTACATCTCGACGGTGGTGGGAACCGACACGGGCTATCCGCTGACCGACACCAGCCGTCCGGGCGTCGACTTCCATTCCGCTGACTCGGCGCCGGGGCTCATCGACTCGGCATTGGCGAAGGCGGGCTGCGTGCTCGCGTTCGTGCCGAGCACGACGAGCGGCAAGACCTACGACATCGCGATCCACCAGGTAGGCTCGGGCGAGGCTCGCGGCGTGTCGTTCCTCTCGACCTTCGGGACCGAACTCATCGCGGGCGGCATCGAGACCGTCGTCGACACCACGCTCGTGAGCGGCTGGACGACCGGCGCGAAGCGATACGCGAAGGCGAACCGGGACATCCTTCGCCGCGACTGCCCCGACAAGGTCCGCGTCTACTTCCCGTTCTCGCTCGCCGACAACGCCGAGAGCGGGGTGTTCTCGTCGGCCGACTCGCAGTCGGTCCTCGACGGCAAGGTTGCGACGGTGCCGACATGGGACACGGCGACGGGCCGACCGTTCTCGACTCCGCCGGACAACAAGAGCCCGAAGCTGTTCCACATCATCGACGACTATCCGCTGACGACGAAGCGATCGGGCGCGGCGACATCCGGCGACATCGTCTCCTCGTCAGAGATGACGAGCCGTGCGGAGCAGGTCGGCATCTGCTACTTCGCCCGCTTCGAGTGCGGTGCGGCTGACGCGTGGTTCCGCGGCTGGATTCCGCCGATCGCCGCGAGCGTCTGGACAGGCGGACAGGTCTGGACCTACGAGCTTCGCGACTCGTCCGACCCGATGCCGGTGGTGACGCACATCGAGGGCAGCAGGGACAGCGACCTGTTCGGCTACCGTGCGATGTCGGAGCCGAACCCGATCAGGGGCGTCGGTGGCTGCACGGCGTTCCGTGGGCCCGACGGTCGGCTGTGCGTGATCGGGAATGTCGTCGGCCATGTGCCGGTGGTGATCCGCATCAAGAGCGTCGCGGCGACGATCAGCGTGAACCGCTGGCGATACTCGGCGGTGATCCTCCAGCGGGATTCGGCGGAGGCTGACGGGTGGAGCGAGTGGGCGACGATCGACGCGTTCAACACGGTCGAGAACCACAACACGGCGACCTTTGCGGGCCCGAGCTACAAGCTGCCGCTGGTCACCGCGCCGGGCATGCTTCCGCTTCCGATCGGACGCGACCGCGACAACAACTTCACCGAGCAGGAGACGGTCGCTTTCATCGTCGAGGATCGGACGCTGTCGGAGCTTCCGGTGGCGATGTTCTCGATCCCGAACGGCATCGACGGCCCGTGCGAGGAGTGACGCTCACCGCCGACGGAGCATGTAGAGCCCGAGCGCGGAGAAGGTCATCGAGCAGAGAAGCACGAATCCGTAGACCAGCATCTCGCCTCCGAAGACGCCGGACCTTTGTGCGATGTCGCCGATCAGCGTCCCTCCATTCCGGATGCGGACGAAGGCCGAGATGCCGAACCCGCCAGCGCCAAGGCAGAACAGCAGGAAGGCGATCGTGAGAAGCAGTCCGCCCGGCAGCGTCTCGGCAAAGGTGAGCGGGCGTCGCTCGTCGGTGGCGACCCGCATCGGGCGCGGCGGCGGTGGTGAGTGCAGGGTGTTTCGCATGGGGCCTCCACCCAAAAGGTAACCCGATTCCGCCCGTGAGGCCAGAGTGAGGCCAAATCGGCTGCGGAAGGGCGGTCCGGGGCCAATCCGGGCCAGTTACCCGGTCCTTCCCGCCGATTCTGTCCGTGACTTCGCCACGATTGCGGTGCATGTCGTGGACCGAGCCGGTCACCCGAGTCGACGCTCCGATCGGACCCCTTGCCCCGACGGACAGCTATCCGTCGCACTTCGCCAACTACGGCCGCGGCGGGTGCCATTCGGTGGCGAGCATCGCCGCGCGAGACGCGATCCCGGCCAGCCGGTTGCAGGTGGGGATGCTGTGCTATGTCACGGCGGACGCGACCTACTACACGCTCACCGATGACGATCCCGTGACTTGGGAGCCGTTCGTCGGATCGGCCGAGATCACCGACATCGACGACGGCACGGCCGCCGACGACTTCGCGGACGAGTACACCGACGGCACGGCCGCCGACGACTTCACCGACGAGATCGACGACGGAACCGCTGCCGGAGAGGGCGGCGGCGCGGTGACCTCGGTGAACGGCCAGACCGGCGATGTGAGCCTGACGGCCGCATCCGTGGGGGCGGCGGCGACGAGTCACACGCACACGCTTTCGCAGATCACGGACGCGGGCACCGCGGCGGCTCTGGCGTCAGACAACGATGCGGCGATGACGGCCGCTTCGTCCTCTCGCGTGCCGACGCAGTTCGCGGCGAAGGGCTACGCGGACAGCATCTACGGCGAGCTCGACTCGCGGCTAGACAGCGTCGAGTCGATCGTGGCGGACGGGAACAAGGGCGACATCACGATTTCGGTGATCGGTCCGACCTGGACGATCAACGCGAACGCGGTGGGTACTTCGAAGCTCGGCGGCGACATTACCGCGGCGGGGAAGGCTATTCTCGACGACGCGGACGCATCGGCACAGCGAACGACGCTGGGTCTCGGCACGGCGGCCACGCAGGCGTCGACGGCGTTCCAGTCGGCTGACGCGACGCTGACGGCACTCGCGGCTCTCGACGGCACTGCGGGGCTCGTGGAGCAGACGGGCACGGACACCTTCACGAAGCGGGCGCTCGGCGTCGCCGCATCGACGAGCGTTCCGACCCGTGCGGACGCAGACAGCCGATACGCGGCATCCATCCACACGCACGCGGCTGCGGACATCACGAGCGGAACGGTCGCGACGGCGCGACTCGGCTCCGGCACGGCGAACGCGACGACTTTCCTTCGCGGGGATCAGACATGGGCGGCCGCTTCGGGCCTTTCGACGGGCCTCGCTGTCGCCATCGCAAACGGGAACATCTGACATGCCAGCGAACACCGCACCAATCTACACCCGAACGCCGCAGTGCCAGGGTTCCATCTGGACATCATCGCTCACCGCGAACGCCGACAGCGACGGTACGGGAACGATCGGGACCGACATGGTCGTCGCGTTCACCGCCGACGCGACCGAGGGCAGTCGCGTTGAGCGATTGCGATACATGCCGTGCGCTTCGGTCCCCGCGACCGCTACGACCGCGACCGTTCTACGCGTCTACATCTCGACGGTTTCGAGCGGCGCGACGACGCGGGGCAACACATTCCTCTTTGCGGAGGTCGCCTGCCCTGCGACGACGGCCAACCAGACGACCGTGGCCGTGAATCCGATCGAGATCCCGATGGGGGTCAGTCTCGAGCCCGGCGAAACGGTCCTGTGGTCGATGCATCACGCGGCCGCCGCGAACACATCGTGGTCCTGCAACGCATTCGGGGGACGCTACTGATGTACGGCGACCAGTCAGGCCATCCCTCGGTCGGCTGTGACCGGCAGGAGTTCTTCGCGTTGAGCACTGGCACGACGCAGTTTTCCATGTGGCGGAAGCCGCGCGGGAAGTCGATGGCCTACATCATCGTCGTCGGCTCCGGCGGCGGTGGCGGCGCTGGGTTCACCGGTGCGATCGGAACGGTTCGCGGCGGCGGCGGCGGCGGCGGGTCGAGCGGATGGGCGGCTGCCCTGATGCCGCTGGAGTTCCTGCCGGACACGCTGTACTTCATGATCCCGGTCGGCGGAACTGGCGGGACCACAAGCGGCGCGAACGGGTCGAACGGATTCCTCGCGTACTGCTCGATCGCACCCAACCTGACTGCGGCGAACATCGTGCTGCAATCCGGCGCGGTGTCGGCGCGCGGCGGAACGGGCGGCTCCGCTGCGGGCTCTGCCGGTGCAGGTGCGGCCGGAACCATCTCGACCGATGTGCAGAACCTTTGGGCCAACTTCGGCATCACGAAGTTCCAGAGCGGAAAGATCGGCGCGATCGGCGGCGTCGTCGGCGGCGGTGCCGGCGCGGCGAACACACTGCTGACTTCGCACCGGTTGAGCGGCGGCGCCGGCGGTGGCACTACCCCGGCCGCAAACACCGAGTTCGCCGGAGGCGCTCAGACCGGCGCGGGGATTTTCCCGACGGTTGCGGGCGGCACGGCTGGCGGCAACCCCGGCAACGGCAACGGAGTGCCGCTGCTGGTTCCTCCGTTCATGAGTTACGGCGGCGTCGGCGGCGGCACGGGCGGTGCGGCCGGAACTGTCGGCGGCGCTGGTTCGGACGGCGGAATCGGATCGGGCGGCGGAGGAGGTGGCGGCGGAGTCACCTTCGGGCGTGGTGGCAACGGCGGTCCCGGATACGGACTCATCATCTGCTGGTGACACATGGCAACGACGAACGCAAAGATCAGGATCAAGCGGGACACCAGGGCGAACTGGACATCCGCGAACCCGACGCTCGACAGCGGGCAGGCGGGCTTCATCACCGACGAGCGGACGCTGAAGGTCGGCGACGGCTCCACGCCGTTCGCGACGCTCAACGGCATCTCGACGAAGCGGACGATCCAGCTTTCCGCCGTGTCGAACTCGCCGACCGCATCGCTGCAGGCCAGCGCCGCCGGAGTCCGCGGCGCCGCGTTCGTCGCGCCGTTCGCCGGAGTCATCACCGGCTGGCGAGTGATTGGCGTCCCGATCACCGGACAGGTGAACGGATCGGTTCAGCTTGATGTGTGGAAGAAGTCGAGCGGCGGTGGACTGCCCGTCGCGGCGGACACGATCACCGCGAGCGCGAAGCCGTCGCTCTCGTCGGCGCTTGAGGCAAGTTCGTCCACGCTGACCGGCTGGACGACGACCTTCGCGGCCGGTGACAAGTTCGTGCCCGAGATCGAAACGGTGTCGAACCTCGCCGAGGTCTACCTGGTGCTCGAAGTGGAGGCTCGCTGATGGCTATCACCGACAAGTTCATCGTGACGGGCACGGCGGGCGGCGAGGCGGGCATGGTCAATGTCGGCACCGGCCGCAATGTGACATGGCCGACCAGTGGCAACCCGAGCTTCGCCAACTCCGGCATCCTCTTCGTCGGCACGGACGGCGGCGGCGTCTCGGCGGTCAACATCACGACGGCATCGGACCGCGGCACATTCAAGCCGTGGGGCACGGGCGCCGACGCGAAGCCGCACTGGGCGACCGGTCCGGGCTTCGTCGAGTGCCCACAGGCGGTGACGAGCCGACGCTTCTCGATGATCTCGGACAGCGAGGCCGACACGCTCAACAGCGTGCTGACCGACGGAGCAGGTCAGGCCGAGATCGACTTTGAGGGCGGTTACCTCTTCACCGTCGGCTTCCAAATCTACACCGACCCTTCGACGATTCAGCACACGGCCGAGCCCACGATCACGCCGGCGAACGCGCCGGGCATGCAGTCGATTCACGAGGTCGTGAACGCTGTGGGCTCGCCGTTCGGCCAGCTTCGCATCAATCCGACGAACTCCGGCGGATTCCGGCCCGGCAACCTCATCGCGAACGGCGGCTATGTCTCGCAGAGCGAGGACTGGCTTGCGTCGAATCAGGGCGCGCCGTACGGCCACATCCCGTTCAACGAATGGTATCCGCTGCAGGTCTGGATTCGCCGCTCGACGACGAGCGGATCGAACGACGGCGAGATCCGCTGGTATCTCGGGAAGACGCTCATCTCGCGGGCGACCGGAGTCAATCTCTGGATCACGACCAACTGGCGGCTCCAGCATTGGGCGTCGCTCCTCTCCGGCTGGACGACCGCTCGCACCGGCGTGCAGTTCCGCTGGTGTGCCCCGCTCAAGATTCAGGCGGTTCCGGAAGCGGACCTGCCGAACGCGCTCATCGACTGCTGGCAGCGGAACACCGCGCTCGGGCTCGACCTTCGTCGGCTCTGGCCGATGCTCGCCCCGGTCTATCCCGTCACGATCACGACGGTGACCGGCACGCCGACCGCTCCGACCTTCGGCCGCACGATCAACGCCGGTGGCGTGTTCCCCGGCATCATGGAGCTTCCGCTGGCGGGCGACGCCAACGAGGAGCAGATGATCGAGCTTCCGCCGGTGTGGGACGGCGTGACGGCGAACCCGTTCGGAACTGGCGGCTGGGTTCACATCTCGCTGAACACCGTCTTCCCGAACGGCGGTCGCGCGGCCTATCGCATCCGCAACGCGGCCGACTCCGCGAACATCGCCGAGGTCGTTTTCGACGACAGCGGCACGGGCTCCTTCTCGATCAACGGAGTCTCGACGCTGACGGGCCGGACGGCGCTGCCCGAGAAGAAGCGGTGGCAGATCGTCCTTTCGATCAAGGCCGGAGAGACGCGGGTGACGCTCGTCAACCAGACGACGGACAGCCTCGCCGACACGACGCTCTGCCGCGTCTACACCTCCGCGAACACCTATGTCGCGAACACGGCGATCGGGAAGCCGCAGGTGTCCGGCCGCAACATCAACGCCATGTGCGTGCGGGCGGGCTCTGTCTCGGTGCACGCCGAGTACACCGTCACGGTGGGCGACAGCTTCACCTCCGCCGCGTCGGCCGCGAACACCTTCGCGATCTCCGGCGTCAACCAGGGCACGAAGACCTTCACCGTCGCCACGATGCAGTCCGGCGCGAGCCGCACCCGTCGTCCGGTTCCGGGCGATTCGGTGCTCATCTCCGGCGCGACCGGGAATAACGGCTGGTACACGGTGGCGTCCGCGACCGACACGACGATCGTCGTCGTCGAGGCGATCCCGAGCGCGACGGCCGACGGATCGGTGAACCTCGGAGCGCCCGAGATCCACTGCCTCGCGAACCGGCTCGCGCAGCACATGCCGAACCGCTACGACTCCGAGGCGATCGCACCGCACTACCGGTTCGGGCATCCGCTTCAGGACAACTTCTTCGACCGCATCCATCCGCTCGTCAACCTCGCGCGGAGCGGCGGTCGGCTCACGGAACTCCTGACGAACATCCTGCCGAACTGCCTGCTGATGCCGAATCCGAAGGCGGTCTGCATGTGCTTCGATGTCAACGACACGACGAACACGACGACCTACACATCGGCGGTCTCGCAGGCGAAGACGCTGTCCGACAACAAGAAGCTGCTCGTCGATTGGTTCATCGCCCGCTCGGGCCGGATCATCCTGCTGGAGGGCATCAACGGCCAGAATGCCGGTGTCGTCCTGAACGGCTGGGACGCCCGGTTCCGCCGCGTCACGATGGGCCAGGTGTGGCAGAACCTCGAGCACCGCGTGCGGTCGGAGGTGGCGTCGGACACCAATGTCGCGATGCTTCGCCCTCCCGCGTTCATGCCTGCGGGCTCGATCACGATGGCGGGCGACGGGCTGCACCCGGACTCCGCGACGGCGCTCGACTACATGGCCGCCGCGCACTTCGCGGCCGAGGCCAGTGAGAACACCTACGGGGTGAACGCCAACGACGGCACGGTGCAGGCGTCGGGCGGTCGCTCCGGATTCGGGGGTGGCGGATGAGCCAGAACGCGATGATCGTCGGCTACGCGGCGAAGAGCGGCGGCTGGCAGACCAATGCGGCGATTCCCGTCTCGGGGTGGGCGACGGAGATCAACTCGTCGCAGATGCGGCTCGGCGTCGTCGCCGATCCCGATCTCGGCGTGTGGACGGTCCGCATCGAGAACACGAGCGGCACGACGCTGACCGGGACGCTCTCGCTGCTCCTCGCCGGGCAGAAGGCGTTCCGCAGTCCGTGCAGGCTCGTGACGGCGTTGGGCGAATCGCAGGGCCGCGTGGTGTCGAAGCCAGCCGGAGAGGTGCTGGGCCAGCGGTTCGACTCCAAGAGGCCCGACGCTCCGATCCGCGACGCGTTCGCGTTCAGCGTGGCCGCAGGCGATGTCGCGACATGGACGGCGAAGGTGGCTCCGTGCGACCCGGCGGACCTCGACGGCGACGGATCGGTGGGCCAGTCCGATCTCGGAATCCTGCTCGGCTCGTGGGGCTCGGCGTCGCTGGCCCCGGACCTCGACGCGAGCGGCGCAGTCGGTGCCGATGACCTTGCACTGTTTCTCGCCGAGTGGCCGGAATGACGCTCACGGATGAGGATTTCATGCCATGAATAGCCCGTGCCGACGAAGCTCAAACGACGAAGGAGAAAAGCGGTGACCCCCGCCTCGAGAGACATCACCACCTGGCGGGTGCCGGTCATGGTCGCGCTCGGCATGTGCGGCGTCGTGATCGGGGCAAGCGTGACCGCTGGCGTCCTGTACACCAAGATCACCTCGGCGATCGAGACCAACGAGAAGCTGACGAAGTCGATCGACGACATGCGGGCGAGCTTCGACGCATCGACGATCTCGCTGAAGTCGCAACTCACCGACCTCCGCGAACAGCAAATCCGGTCCGACGAGCGGCTGAAGTGGGTCGCCGAACGGATCGACCGCATCGAGAAGGGAGCCGCGCAGCCATGAGATCCGCCATGCAATCCCTCATCGTTTCGATGCGATCAAAGCGGACGACCTTCAGCGGTGCCGTCTTCGGCGCCGCGCTCGTGCTGCTCGCAGTCGGCAAGCCGCTTTGGCACGGCACCGAGCCGACCGAGACCCAGTGGATGTTCGCGACCGTCGGACTCGGGCTCGCGGTCGGCGGGCTCTTCGCGAAGGATGGGGACAAGACCTCCGAGGATGTCGGAGCAAAGGAGACGAAGCAATGAAGCGAGTGACGATGGTACTGAGCATGCTTGCCCTCATCGTGGGCATGATCGGCTGCGGGACGACGCCGACGCAGCGATGGGACGCGGCGACCACGGCCGCACAGACCGCCCGCGAGGTGTCGATGAAGCTGCACCAGGGCGGCGCGATCACGACCGACGACCTCGTCGAGATCCACCGGGTCGACCTCGCCACGCGCGGGGCCCTCGATGTCGCCTACACGCAGCTTCCGGACGGCGGAAAGACATTCGACGAGTACATGGCGATCGCCGAGGCCGGGCTGACCTCGATCGCCGAGCTTTACGGCAAGCCGAAAGGGGTGAAGTGATGGACCCTGTCACGATCGCGGCAGCATTCGCCGCACTCAACGGAATCGCCAAGGTGATCGCGTCGTTCAAGGAGTCTGACCTGACGCCCGATCAGCTTGCGCAGAAGAAGGCGATCGAGGAGATCAGCCGCGGCAAGTTCGACGCCTATGTGAAGGGCGTCACTTCCGGCAACGGCGACTGATGCCAGCCCATACGCAATGCTGCTGCGCCGGCGGCGAGCCGTGCTGCCAGTGCTGGAAGGGTCCGCAGGGCGATGCCGGTGGCTGCTGCTATCGGCTGGGCGATGTCCTGCGGCTGACCTTCCCGCGTCCGGCGTTCGATAAGGTCGCGATGTTCTCGAACGCGATGGCCTGCTCCGGCGCTCCGTTCACCGCATCGTGCGACGGGGCTTCGTGCCCGCCCGAGATCACCTATCCGAAGCGGTGCTGCTACACGATCGAGTGCAGCGACCAGCCCGACCTGTGGGTCGAGTACGAGTGCACCGCGACGCCGTGCGACGGGCTCGTCGTCTACCGCACGAACCCCGACGACGGGTTCTGCTACTGCCATCCCTACTACCAGTTCACGCTGAACGGGAACAGCAACTTCCCGCCAGGCACGCCGACCGCGTGCAACTACCCGCTGGAGATCCGATGGGTCTGCGCGGGCTGCCGGGTCATCGAGGATGTGTGCGCGACGCCGAGCGACTGGCGGCCGGACAGCGTCGAGCCGTGCCGGTTCGTCGATGCGCTCGGCAGTCCGTTCTACCTGCCCGCGGCGACGGCGCCCGGTTGGGAATGGACATGCGCAGGCACCTGCCCGGGCGATGTCGACAACGGACCCTGCATCAACTGCATCGGCTCGACGGCGTGCACCTGCACGAACCAGGCGGGGCTCGGATGGCAGAATCCGTGCGAGTGCTCGTCGGAACCGTGCGAGGGCGAAGACCCGGGCGTCTGCATTTTCCCGTGCACCGTCGAGTACGACATCAACGGATACCCGACGACGAACGCCGATTGCGTCGTCCTGAGCCCGTTCATTCCGGGCTGCGTTCCTACGAGTACCTTCTACCTGACCGACTGCGACGGGCTGGTCAAGTGTTGCTATCGCTATCGCGTGGTGAATCAGTCCACCGACTGCTGCGTCGAGGACTATGTGTGCGAGTTCGACGGGATCAGCGTCATCACGCTCGAGCGGAAGCAGGACTTCGACTGCGTGTGGGACGATTCGCCGGCGTACGGATGCCGTGCCCGCAAGCGAAGCGACCCGGCCGACCCCGGACCGGACCTTCCGGACTGCCCCCTTACGCCAGCGGCGGGCGATGTCCCGCGCGGAGAGTGCGTGCCATGACCTGCGGGATCTACCAGCGGACGAACAAGGAAGGCCAGACCGTGCGCATGGTCTGGCGCGACGAGAAGCCGCTGCCGCGATGGGAGCGGGTTTCGGACGCGGAATGCCACACGCAAGTGGACATCCGCACGGGCGAGCTCGTCGACATGCGTCGCGAGTCGCAGGAGGTCGCGAAGAAGGCGAGCGCCATTGATTGGGCTCGTGCCGAGGCGTCACTGATGCGTCAGGGCCCGGTGTCGCTGCCCGTTCTGCACGAGCGTGTCCGCCAGTGTCACGACTGCCCGAAGCGGATGCCTGATCCGTCCGGCCAATCGCTCGGCTGGTGCAACTCGTGCGGTTGCGGCACTCGGCAGCGTGCGACGCTCGATGTGAAGCTGACGATGCCAGCGGTCGCGTGCCCGCTCGGAAAATGGGGGGAGTCCACTGGATCGTGGGGCTCTTGGCGTCGCGCGATCGCCGGAATCAGCGTTCAGGCGCGCGGAATCGCGTCCGCTGCACTTGCCGAGTGCTCGCGATGGCTGAAGCCTCGCATTGTCCCGTTGCAACCGCGACCGAATCGGGCACAATAGGGCGATGGCCGAGACGCTCTACAGTTCGCGGGAGATGGCTGAGATGCTCGGCATCACCCAGCGGCGAGTCAACGCGATCGCCAAGCGGCGGGGCGTCGGGAAGTTCGTGGGCAGCGCCCGTGTGTTCAGCCGCGGCGATGTCGTCCGGCTCAAGCCCGGACCGACCGGTAATCCGAACTTCGGCAAAAGGGCGAAGTAGACCGTTTGTCGCTGGTTCCATATCTGGAATAGTTGCAGGCTTGGGCGAGTGCCCTACCTGCGATGGTCAGACTCACGAACAGCGGCGGTGGCATCATCCGCGATGCCGCGGAGCACCTGAGCGATATCCGAGACCGGCTCGGATACGCGCGGGATCACTGTCGCCGCGTCGAGCGGGTCATCGCGTGGTTCATCGAGCATTCCGGCGCGACGACGGTCGAGGATCTCCGCCCGATCGCTGTGATGCGTTTCCTCGCCGACCGGTCCGCCAAGGGGACGGGGCGGAAAACGCAACTCAACGACGCCGCGGCGCTGAGGGCGTTCGCCGACTGGCTGGTGTCCGTCGAGCGGCTTGCGTCGAATCCGCTTCGCGGTCTGAAGCTGCCGCGCGTGCCGTTCACCCGGGGATGCGATCCCTTCACGCTGGACGAGGTCAGGCGGCTCGTCAGGAGCACCGCAGAGGTCGAGGCGACCGACGGAAGGGCCGCACGGTTCGGCCCGCTGCGATCGAACTTCTACGCGTTCCTGGCGAGGACCGGGCTGCGACACACGGAGGCACGCGTCCAGCGGTGGGCGGACATCGACCTGCCTGCGGCGATCATGGTCGTGACGCAGGCGAAGGGCGGGCTCCAGCATGTCGTCCCGCTCGACCGCGAGACGGTGCGACTGCTGCGATCGTGGTCGCAGTGGTCATCGGGCGACATGGTGTTCCCGTCGGTCCCGAGCCATCACAGCCTCGTGCGTGACATGGAGCGGGCCGGGCTCGCCGACAAGCCGGGCGAGTGGCACCGGTTCCGCAAGATGTCAATCACCGAACGGGCGAGCCGGGGAGCGACCGTCCGGGCGATGCAGATGATCGCACGGCACCGCGACCCGAAGACCACGCAGAAGCACTACGACTTCGTCCGCATCGAGGAGATGCGAGAGGCGAGCGAACTGCTTCCACCGATTATCCACAATCCGAAAAATGTTCGGAAAGAGTATTGACGAGAGACACGGTCTCGCCGATAAGACCGCTGCCGAACGGATCGAGAGACATGACCACGATCGCCAAAAGTTAAGCGTGCGCACTGCCCGGGCCTGATTCCGTAGGTCCGTCGGCAAATGGTCTTCTCCGGGTCAGGTTCGGGCAGTTCGCATGCGTCCGTCTTGTCTGAGTGGAGCCGTGGGGATTTGAACCCCCGGCCATTCAGGGGACGGACGCCAAGGAGACGCGTCCGTGGATTGGATCGCAATCATCATCGTCGGGTTCGTCGCGGTCATGGCCGCGTCCGCTCTCGGTCTGTTCGCCGCTGAGGCCGGTTCCCGTCAGGGCACCTTCCGAGGGGGGCAGGGCCGATGAGCGACGCATCGACCGACATCGTCGTCCGCGAGCCGGAGGTGATCGACATCTCCGATCGCCGTCTCGCCGTCTCTGACATCCCGCCCGACGGCATCCATCGCGGCGTTCCCGCTTCGACCTATCACGGCTGGCCCCTCCCGTCCTCCACCCTCCTGAACGAGATGTGGCGACGCTCTCCGGCGCACGCTCAACGCCGGATGAGTGAGCCGCTCGACTCCGCTTCGCTGCGGATCGGGACGGCGCTTCACCTGCTCGTTCTGGAGGGCGAGGACGCCTTTCGCGAGGGCTTCGCGTGGGGCGGACCGATCAACCCGAAGACCGGCAAGCCGTTCGGCTCGGACACCGACAAGTTCCGCGACTGGGCCGAGGCGATCCGGGCCGAGGGCAAGGAGTGCATCACCACGGCGGAGGCCGACGCCGTCCGGGCGATGGCCGCGTCTCTCATCGACCATCCGGGCGCTTACGCGCACCTGATGGCGACGAAGGACGAACGAGAGGTGTCGGGCGTGTTCACCCCGTTCGACGACATCGGACTGCGGGCGAAGTTCCGCGCCGACGGCATCGCGACGAGCTTCGGTGCGATGGTCGACCTGAAGACCACGCAGAGCGCCAACTACTGGGACTGGCGGACCAGCGTCGTCAACTACGGCTATCACCGGCAGGCCGCGCTCTACCTGAAGGGAGCGAACCGGCTCGGTCTCGATGTGCAGGATTTCGTGTGGGTCTGCGTCGAGAAGGAGCCTCCGTACGCCGTCGGTCTGTACCGGCTCGACATGGACGATCTCGGCATCGCCGACACGCAGGTCGAGGAGCTTCTCCGGCTGTGGCACCAGTGCGTCGAGAGCGGCGAGTGGCCCGCCTACGACGACGAGTGCATCACGGTTTCGCTGCCGCACTGGGCACGCAAGCAGACGCTCGCGCAGCGTCGCGGCACGCTCGAGCTCGAAGGGGGTGGCTGGTGACCAACTCCAACGCCCACAAGTCGATCGACGAGCGGATCATCGACGCACAGAAGGCGATCGCGGCCGTCGCGACCGACTCGCGCGTCGAGGCCGACCGCGGTCCCAAGTACAACTACGCGAGCACCGAGGACATCGTCAAGGAGTGCCGCAAGGCCCTGCACGAGGCCGGTCTGTCCGTGAGCCGAACCGGCGCCGTCATGGGCGAGCGACTGCCCGACCTGCCGCCGACGAGGCAGGGCAACGAACCCCGTGCCTGGTGCAAGGTCACGACATCCTTCCGGGTGTCCGCGATCGGGACGACCGAGCACCGCGACTACACGATCGACCTCCCTGCGATCGACGGAGGCGGCAAGGGGCTCGACAAGGCCGTGCTCGGCTGCATGACCTCCGCGCTCGGCTACTTCATCGTCGGTCTGCTCCTCGTCGCTCGACTCGACGAGAACGAGATCAGCGCGATGAAGGAAGAGGAGCGCCGGGAGCGCGAGTCGAAGGAACCGCCGATCGGCGACGAGGAGGCCGAGAAGATCCGCGTGGCCGTCGAGGCTGCGGGGCTGAAGACCGACATCCTCATCGCGACCGCCGTCTCGAAGAACCCGGCCCTGCCCGCGAACATCGCGCAGTGGCCGCGGTCCAAGGCGGCATTGGCGTGGACATGGATCGAAACCATGAAGAAGCGGGCTTCCAAGCAGAAGTGACCGCCGGAGGTGTGACATGACCGCACTGACACGAAGCGAGTCGAAGCGACTCGCCGAGCTTGAACAGGTCGTTCACGACGGCAAGAAGACCTTCATCGAGGTCGGTGAGGCCCTGTGGACGATCCGGAACGAGAAGCTGCACCGGGAGAAGGAGGGCTCCTTCTACACCTACATCGAACATGAGTTCGGAATAGGCAAGTCGCAGGCATACCGCCTGATGGACGCGGCAGAGGTCGCCAAGGAGGTTTCCGTAATATCCCCAATTGGGGATATTAGCGAAAGCCAGCTTCGCGAACTGAAGATGGTGGAGCCCGAGCGGCGGGCCGAAGTGCTCCAGAAGGCGCAGGAGTCCGCACCCGTTGGGCGCGACGGCAAGCCCAAGGTGACCGCGGCGGCGATCCGCGAGGCGGCACAGGAGCTTGACGACGCCGAACCGGAGGCCGACGAGCGGGACACCCGGCTCGACCGGGCACGCGAGGCCATGCAGCGGTTCGACGAGATCCGCAGGCTCGCGCGGTGCCTGAAGAACGAGGCGAAGTGCCTGCGAGCGGAGGACCATATCCCGCACCTGACCAACGGGTTTGAGCTTCAGATCGACTCGATCGTCGATGTTCTGAAGGAGGCGCAGCCGCACGCGTCGTGCCCGTTCTGCGACGGCAAGGGCTGCGACCGCTGCAAGGGGCGGGGCTGGATCGTCAAGGTCGAGTTCGGCCAACTGTCGCGCCGCGACGCCGCGAAGGCGGTGGAACTGTGAACCGGCTCTTCATCGGCATCACCGGCAACATGGGAGCGGGCAAGACGACGCTCGCGAACGCGATCGAACGGAACTACCCCGAGGTCGAGGTGCGTCCGTTCGCCGAGAAGGTGAAGGAGATCGCCCGCATGATGGGCTGGAACGGCCAGAAGGACGACAAGGGCCGTCGGCTGCTGCAGCTCATCGGAACCGAGTGCGGTCGCGACTGTCTCGGCGATGACATCTGGGTGCGGCACTGGCTGTCGTCGCTCTCCGACTCGGAAGGCTGGCCGATGATCGTCGTCGCCGACGATGTCCGCTTCGCGAACGAGGCTGCGGCCATCCGCTCGCTCGGCGGAATCATCGTGCGGGTCGATCGGCCGGGCTACTGCGGCAACGGGCACGCGAGCGAGACGCAGGCCGTCGAGGCGGACATGACGACCCGCAATGTCGCGACCGTCGCCGACCTCGAGGACCGGGCCTCGACCGTCGTCGGGTTCGCGGAGACCGTCAGGAGGTCGAAGCCGTGATCCGCCTGCGGCCGTACCAATCCGAGTGCCTCGCGCGGATCGACGCCGAGCTCGAGGAGAAGCGATCGACGCTGGTCGTCATGCCGACGGGAACCGGCAAGACGACGGTGTTCGCGGGAGCCATCGCCCGCAGGCACGAGATCCCGGGGACTTCGACGCTCGTGATCGCTCACCGCGAGGAACTCATCCACCAGGCGGCAAAGCGGATCGAGCGGCAGGCCGGGCTAGGCGTCGACATCGAAATGGCGGACTCACGCGCGGGGTTTGGGTGGGCGCGTGCACCGGTTGTGTGCGCGTCCATCCAGACCCTTTCGATGAACGGGTGCCGCCGGACCCGCAGGCTTCTCGCCGGCGAACGGCCGATCGGATTCGTCGTCGTCGACGAGGCGCACCACGCGGTCGCGAGAAGCTACCGAGGCGTCATCGACCTGCTGGCGGGCGCGAATGACGATTGCCGGTTCCTCGGCGTGACGGCGACGCCTGACCGGCAGGACGAACTCGCCCTCGGCCAGATTTTCGAGTCGGTCGCCTACGAGATGCATGTGGTCGACGCGATCCGGCAGGGCTGGCTCGTGCCGATCCGCCAGAAGTTCATCCGCTGCAGTTCGCTGGACCTGTCGAAGGTTCACACGCTGGCCGGTGACCTGAACCAGGGCGAACTCTCCGATGTCGTCGAACGCGAGCGGGTCGTGTGGGAGATGGTCGGACCGATGCTGGAGATTACCCGCGACCTGCGGACGCTGATCTTCGCCGTGAATGTGAAGCACGCGACGCTGGTCCGCGACAACATCAACGCGAGGCATCCGGGCACCGCAGCGATGGTGACGGGCGACACTCCGGGCGACGAGCGGGCCGCGGTGTTCCGTCGGTTCGGCGCCGGCGAGATCCGCTACCTCGTGAATGTCGGCATCGCGACGGAGGGCTGGGACGACCCGGCGACCGACGGCAAGGGCGTGCAGTGCATCGCGATGATGCGACCGACCAAGAGCCGGTCCCTGTACAGCCAGTGCATCGGCCGCGGCACCCGCCCGATTCCGGGCGTGATTGACGCCTGCGAAACGGACGACACGAGGCGGTCGGCGATCGCGGCGAGCGAGAAGCGCAGCGTCCTCGTGCTCGACTTCGTCGGCAACAGCGGTCGGCACCAGTTGGTCTACGCGGCGGATGTGCTCGGCGGTCGCGTCGGTGAATCGGCACGCAACGCCGCGAGGCCAAAGGAATCGAAGGGCGACCAGCCGGAGTTCGATGTGCTGGCCGCGATGGACGAGGCCGAGGCAAGGGCAAAGGAGAAGGCCGAACGCAAGCGGCTCGAGAAGGTCCGCATGGCGGCGAAGGCTCAGTATGTCGAGCGCGATGTCGATCCGTTCCGTTTCACCGGGCTCGAGCCGACCCGCGTTCCGGGCTGGTTCAAGGGCAAGCCGGTGAGCGACCCGCAGAAGAACCTGCTGAAGAAGTACGGCTGTCCGGTTCCGGGCGACCTCAACTTCCACCACGCGAAGCAACTGCTCGACAAGCTGACGAAGCAGCCGACGCCCGGCCAGAAGTGGAAGCTGAAGAGCCTTGGCATCGACTGGGAGTCCAGCGGGCTCGACTTCCGCGGAGCGATGGCTGCGATCAACGAGGCGCAGGCCGTCCGCTTGGGCTAGTAACGCAAGCGGGCAAGTCGCGAGTGCCCGTCAGGAATGGGGCTCTGTTCATAGGCAACCCCCGGTGGGAAGCACCCGCCGACCTCCGAACCTGCGATCGCCAGCAGGGCCGAACCGCGAAGGCGATGACAGCCGGGAAAGACCGGCACTTGGGGCCTGCGGCCGGGCGAACCGGCGAACGGCGAGAACGAGACTCGTCGGCTTTGCGCCGGGTGCGAATCCCGGATGGCCCATTCAACAGCGGCACGGCCGCAGAAGGGTTCGACATGACACAGGCGACTGCAAGGCGTGCGATGAGCACGGAGGACATCATCGAGGTTTCGAACTGGGTGCGCAACCTGAATCCGACCGTCGCGCACACCCGACGCGAGTGGGAGCACAACGCGCTCGTCGCGACCAATGTCGCCGTCGGGTTCGACGCGATCGAGCGGATCGCAAAGAAGCTGGAGGTGCCGCTGCCCGTCCGTCGCGACGGTCGCGTGAACCGCAACGCCGTCGCGTCTGGTCTCGCCGAAAGCACGCTCGAACTCTGCGGCGTGGTCAACGAGATCATCGCGAATCAGGAGACGGACCTGCCCTCCGGCGTGATGGCGAGCCTGTCCGAGGCGTGCGTGAAGGCCGAGGGCATGGCCCGCGAGTGGCGCGAGCGGATGGGGATCGAGGATTGAGCGGCGACCCCGACCGCATCCGCATCGGCGATGTCGTGTTCCTGCGAGGCCGCGTCACTGACATCGACCGAGGGCATCCGGGCGCACCGATCGCGATCGAGACCGTCGGGCCGAACGGACAGCCGACGGATGCGAGCCTGATTCATTGGGTCCGACCGGATCACCTGGTGACGGTCGCGGAGGCGAGAGCCGCGGCAAGGAAGTGAGTCGGCATGACCGACGAGGAGCGTGAGTACATGGCCGAGATCCGACGAGCGAAGGCCGTCCGCAGGCAGATGGAGGCTCGACACCGCCGGTTCTGCCGGTGGAAGTCCGAGCGGGACGCGGCGGAGTCCGCCGCGATCGCCGAGGTCGCGTCGTGGACCGTCGAGCGGGCGGCGAACGCCGTCATCGCCCTGCGGAACCGCGGATGGCTGCGGGGCGAGCCGCCGAGAAAGCGAAGCGAATGGGCCGGCGCATTCTGCCTGCTCATTGTCGCCGCGGACGGGTTGACAACTATTCCAAATCTGGAACAATAGGGGACGACATGCAGAGGGCAACGACGATGCAGAATGTGTTGGACGCGTGCGAGACGCTGCTTGGGCGCGAGGCGATGGACGCCATTCGCAGCCGCGACAGGGACCGGGATACGAGCCGTTACCGCGAGGCGGTCGCGTTCGCGTGCCGCGAGATCCCGACGGTGAGCCCGAGCCTTCCCGAGATTTCCGCGGCGTTCGGTCGGCTCTATCACTCGACAATCTATTCCGCCATCGACCGGTTCTCGCGACTCGACTGCCGGGGTCCGTGGGTCGCCCTGGTGCGACGCGAGATCGACGGCGTCGCGATCCCGCCGGAGCAGTCGAGTGCCGTCGTGTGGTGCATGCTTCGCGAGGGCCGCAAGTGACCCCGCCGATCACACGCCGCCAGATGCAGGCGCTCCGCGCGTTCGCGGAGAACCCCGGCGCACCGGTCTCCGAGATCGCGCCGAAGCTCGGCATCACCGTCTCCGCCATGTACGGGCTCATGCAGCCGCTCATCGACGCGAAGTACCTGCGCGAGCAGGGCACCGTCGCGATCGGGCCAGCCTGCGGCC